CGGAGGGCCGGAGGTGAGAATGGGGCTGCAACACGCCTTCGGCGGCCCGTGGGTGTCGTTCCGGGGCGCCGGGTTCCTGCTGATCGTGAAGCTGCTGCTGGTGGTCGCGGTGCTGGTGCTCGTCCTGATACACGACCGAGAGGATCAGCTCGCGCGCGCCTCGATCATGGCGACCCTTACCCAGCAGGTTGCCCAGCAGACGGCGACCACCGAGGCGCTTCAGGAGCAGACCTACGTCCTGACCCTCAAGCAGGAGGAACGAGAAAAGCTCAACCTGCGGATGCCGCCCAGCCTGCGCGCCAAGCTCAACCGAGGGACGCAGTGATGCAGACGGCTGTCCAGCGCGCGCTCGAGGAGTCATCGACCTTCGCCTTTGGCGTGTTCATGGTCGGCCAGGCCGTCGGCGTGGTGCTGCATTGGGGTGCCAAGTGGCTGAAGGGAGAAATCGCCTGCGTTGTCGACATGGCGCGCACCGAGTTCAAGTGGACGATGGGCTCGTTCGTCGCGCAAGCACTGGCCGCGATTGGCGTATTCGCCACCGGCATCGTGGACGGCCAGCCGATCGTCAAGGCGTTCGCGCTGGGCATCGGCGGCGGCGGGCTGCTGGATGCGTTCGTCAACAAGGGCCGGCGCCGGGAGTGGACGCCGGAGCAAAGAGAGCGAGCCCGGCATCGTGCCGGGCGCAACCAAGGAGGACTAGGATGAGCCCCCAAGCAAAGGCCCGCTGGGCGGCGCTCGGCCAGGCGATCGAGCGCAAGACCGACGACCTGTTTGCCTTCGCCGCCGGCCAGCCATACACGGCCGCGGCGCTGGCGGTCGCCTTCGCCGCTGTGTTCTTTCTCGGGCGCTGCTCGGCCTGACATGGAAGAGCATGGCACTGGACCGGTGCGCGCCGGCCTGATCCGTCGCGCCATGACCCCAGCCAAGGTCGAGTCCAACCCGAAGATGCGCGACTTACAGCGCGGGCGCGCGCGGATCATCACGGACGACGAGGCCGCCGCCGACGCCGCCCAGGAGAACGCCATGCGCGAGAGCAACTTGGCCGAGATTGCCCGCGAGCTCCGGCGCCGTGACCTGGGGGAACGCCAGCGGGCCACGTTGATCGCCGAGCGCGACCGCATCCTCGCCACGCCAAAAACCGAGCCTGACGAGCGGTTCGGCCGGATCAGATTCGCTCCGTGGCGCTGATGCGCTGATGGGTGGCAACGCCTACGGCACCGTCCCGCCGAGGATCGGCAGCCGGCCAAGCCCTAATAGGCTGAAACGATGACGATTACTACCAACGGGCGGAAAAAAAGTTCGGCCGCCAAGCCGCGCGTGAAGGCCGGCACCAGCAAGGCAATGGCAGCCCAGCGCAGGGCCCTGTTTACAGAGGCATACCTCACCAACGGCGGCAACGCCACCAATGCCGCGATCGCCGCCGGCTACAGCCCCAATGGCGCAGATGTCGTTGGGACTCGGCTACTAGGGGATGTTAGCGTTGCGACAGCCATCGCCGCGCGCCGCGCCGAGGCGCTTGCTGCGGCGCAGCAGAACACAGGCGTGACGATCGAGCGGACGCTGCGCGAGCTGGCGCGGCTGGCATATGTCGACCCGCGCCGAATGTTCGACAGCGACGGCAAGATGCTCCAGATCCATCAGTTGCCAGATGACGTCGCCCCGGCGGTAGCGCAATTCGAACGTGTCGTCGAATACAAGGGCAATGGCGAGGATCGCGTCGAGGCCGGGTACACGACAAAGGTCAAATTGTGGGACAAGGTGTCCGCGATCGAGAAGGCAATGAAGCACCTGGGCCTGTTCGAGAAGGACAATGCACAGCGACCACAGACCGCTCCGGCGGTGTTCGTTGTGATGGGGGTTGAGCCGATGGGGGTTGAGCCAACGGTGGTTGGTGGCGGCTCGGCGGCGCCTGACAAGCCGATGATCCGATGACCGCCGTGGGGGCCGTTGCGGCACCGCCGCCCGCGGCGGCCTCGGCGATACCGCCGGCCACACCGCAGCGCGAGCAGGTGATCAAGGTCGGCAAGGTCTACCTGCCGCTGTTTGAGAGGGACGAAGCCAAGCGGTATCGCTACTACGTCTACTACGGCGGCCGCGATGCTGGTAAATCGTGGTCGGTCGCCACGGCGCTAGTGAGCTGGGCGCGCCTTGAGCCACTGCGGATCCTCTGCACACGGGAGATTCAGCGCACGATCGCGGACTCAGTTCACAGGCTGCTGGCGGACACGATCAAGCGGCTGGAGGTCGAGCATGAGTTCGAGATCACCGACAATTCGATCGCCTGCCGGCTGACGGGCGCGGAGTTCCTGTTCGTGGGATTGCGCGACCAGGACGTGCACAAAATGAAGTCCTACGAGGGGGTGGATCTGGTGTGGGTCGAAGAGGCGCACACGGTCACCGACCGCTCGTGGACCGTGCTGGTTCATACTATCAGGCGTGAGGGCTCGGAGATCTGGATCACGTTCAACCCCGAGCTCGACACGGACGCCACATACCAGCGGTTCGTGGTCAGGGGCGCGCCGCGGTCGTTCGCGCAGAAGGTCACCTGGCGGGACAACCCCTGGCCGTCGGCGGTGCTGGAGGCAGAGCGCGAGCGGATGCGGCGCGAGGATCCGGCCGAGTTCGACAACGTCTACGAGGGCAACCCTCGCACGGCGGTGGTTGGCGCGATCTACTCCAAGGAGGTCGCAGCGATGGTGCAGGGCGGGCGGATCCAGCGCCTGCCCTACGACCCGAAGCTTTTGGTTCACGCGGTATGGGACCTGGGGTGGAACGACCAGACCACGATCGTATTCGCGCAACGGCTGCTATCCGAGGTCAGGGTGATTGACTACGAGGAGCAGTCGTTCGTCCCGCCAGACGAGTGGGCGATGCGGCTGAAGGCGAAACGCTACAACTACGGCGGGATGTGGCTGCCGCACGATGCCGACCATCAGCGGCTGGAGGCCAGGGGCGTCTCGTTCAGGGAGCAGATCAGGCCGCTTCTGCCGCCAGGGATTCCGCTGCACATCGTGCCCCGCGTTAACGAGGAGAACGACCGCATCAGGGCAGCGCGCATGATGTTCCCGAGGGTCTACATGGACTCCGAAAAATGCGCCCGGCTGCTGGAGTGCCTGAAGCGGTTCCGGCGGGCGGTGCCCAGGACGACGGGCGAAGAAGGCGATCCGGTGAAGGACGAGTTCAAGCACGGCGCCGATGCGTTCGGGCAGATGGCGATGGTGGTGGACAAGTTCGGCAACGAAAGGCAGCAAAAGATCGTGGTGCCGGCAAGGCGCATGGCGAATCCGCGGGTGGGCTACTGAGAAAGAGGAGAAAGCATGGCTGCAATCAACCCGACTTATAGTTATGTCGGAGCAGGCGAGCACACGGTCGTCGTGACCTGGGCGAACGTCACGCAAGCCGACACATTCACGCCGATCGGGCCGCGCTGGGCAGATTACGCCGACCGCAACGTCCAGATTCAAGGCACGTTCGGCGGCGCAACGGTTGTTCTGACCGGCTCGAACGACGGCAGCAACTACTTCACGCTCACTGACCCGCAGGGCAATTCGATCAGCAAGACCTCGGCCGCGCTCGAGCAGATCACGGAGGCCACGGCATTCGTGCAGCCGACGCATTCGGGCGGGGCGGGGGAATCGGTGACGGTGGTCATGCTCATGCGCCGTGGTCGCGGCGGACTGGAGGTATAGATGGATGCAGGCAAATTCAACGCCGCTGCCGACACTCTGCAGCGGGAGGCCAATCGGTTCCAGCAACTGGCCGAGGCTGCCCAGCTCATGCGCGATTCGGGGGCGATCCTGGCGCAGCTCAACGAGGCGCAGCAGACGCTCAAGACGCTGCGCGAGGCTTCGGTCGCCGCGCGCGCTGAACTCGAGCGGTTCGCAGAGGAGATCGAAACGGCAAGGACTCAAGCCGGCGAGATCGTCAGGCAAGCCAACGAGCAAGCCGCGCAGCGCCTGGCCGAGGCCGACGCCAAGGCCCAGGAAAGGCTCGGTGCGGCCCAGGACGAGGCATCCGAGCTGCTGGAGCAGGCGCGGGCCAAGGGCAATGGAATGATCCAAAGTGCGCAGTCCGCCGTGGACACGCACGAACAGGACATCAGGTCTCGCAAGTCCAAGCTCGCCAAGCTCGACGACGAACTGCTCGCCAAGTCGCAGGAGCTGGAGCGCGTCAATGCAGCCCTGCGCGAGGCGCGAGAGCGCGTCGCTGCGTTCGCGCGGTGAGCGATCCACGCAAGGATGGCTGCGGCTCATGTTTTTACGTCGGCGAGGCTGATGACGGCGAAGTAAGGCAGCATCCCAGCCGGCGCAAGAGCGTGAACGTGGAAACGGGCAAGCTAGTGTGCCTGCGCAACCCGCCGGTAGCGGTGGCGATCATGTTGCCAGGCGGGCAGCTCGACAGGGTTGCAGGCATCGTGCCGCCCGTAAGCAAGGACTCCTGGTGCGGTGAGTGGCGGGCCGCGCTGGTGCCGCGATAAATGGCCGGCGTCAAGCACGCAAAGAGCCTCGCCAGCCCGGACTCCGGCGCCGAGGACAAGGTATACGGCACCGACTGGAACGCCGAGCACGTCCTGTCGGACATCGCGTCGCAGGGCAGCCTGAATGCCTTGAGCAACGCGCTGTCGGCGCTCGAGGTCAGGGTGTCGTCGCTGTCCGTCGCGGCGACGGCAAGCGTCACCAGCGCCGAGGCGCAGGCAATTTCATCCCAAGCGGCGAGCGCGCTGTCGCAGGCGCTGTCGGTCAACGCGGTCGACCATGCAACGATGGCCGCGGCGATCAACGTGGTGTCCAACGCGCTGTCGAACGAGATCAGCGTGCGGGGAGCCGCGGACGCCTCGCTCGCGGGGCGCGCAGATTCACTCGCCCAGGCGTTCTCGCTGCTGTCCGACGGCGTGTCGGTCGCGGATGCCGCGCTGTCGCAAAGGGCGGACTCGATCGCCGCCGGCCTGGGATCGGTGTCGGCGCGGGCCGACTCGCTCGCCAACGCCGTGTCCATTTTGTCGACCGCGAACTCCGCGTCCCATGCGTCCCTGGCGCAGGCGCTTTCGCTGCTGTCGCAGCAGAACTCGGTGGATCACGCATCCATCAGGGTGCTGATCAACAACGCCTCGAACACCGCAAGCGCAGGGGACGCGGCGCTGTCGGGGCGCGCGGACAGCCTGGCGAACGCCGTGTCGATCGTGTCGCAGTCGCTGTCGGCGCTGTCGCAGCAGAACTCCGTTGACCACGCCTCGATCCGCAACCTGATCAACACGGCCAGCAACGCCGCGAGCGCCGCCGACCAGAAAGCGTCCAACGCGCGCTCGATCGTGGACAACGTGACGGTGCATGAATCGGCCGGCGCCATATCCACCAGGGGACTGCAGGCCGCGATGGACGCGCTGTCGCGCAGGATCAGTGCCGAGGCCCCGCTGGGCGGCGGCGGCGGCAGCGTCAACAGCACAGAATTGTCCAATGTGCTTTCGGTGGCGAATGCGGCGAGTCAGGCGGCGTCGGTCGCAGATGCGAAAGCCTCGAACGCACAGTCGGACTTGAACAGCGTCAGGTCGAACCTGCTGTCGCAGATCAGCCAGTTGAACAGCGTCCACTCGGCGTTGTCTCAGGCGAACTCTGCGGCCCACGTTTCGCTCAACAACGCCGCATCGAACGCCCTGTCGGTGGCGAATGCGGCGAGTCAGGCGGCGAGCGTAGCAGATGTAAAAGGCTCAAACGCTCTTTCGGTCCTGAATAACCTCTCGGCCCACGAGTCGGCTGGCGCGGCGTCAACCACCGGGTTGCAGGCCATCATCGACGCGCTGTCCCGCAGGATCAGCGCAGAAGCGCCGGCCGGTGGTGGCGGCGGCAGCGTCACCAGCACAGAATTGTCCAACGTGCTTTCGGTGGCGAACGCCGCGAGCCAGGCGGCGTCGGCCATTTCGCAGAGGTTGTCGGAGCGCGCGCCGTGGTCGGTGGCGCGCATTGCGCAGGCAAGTGGAACGCAGTCCATCCAGGCCTCCGCGATAGCCGACATCAGCGGCATGGTCGTATCGGTCGAGTCCGGAAAGTGGGAGATTCGCGGTGGATTCGTAATCTCGACAAGCCTTCCGACAGCGCAGCTCCGAGTTGGCGTATCCTGCCCGCCGATGGCGGCTACACCAGGCTGGATCATGTTCGACTATGGTAGCGCACAGCAATCTGGACCAGGTGTTAGGGGAGCCGGTATCTTGCCAGCGTCGGCAAGTTCAGTTTATTTGTCGCTGACTTCGGTAACACCAGCAGGTTTTAATCCCATTAGATTTCATGCGTTGGCGAATGTATCGACCGCAGGCACTTTCAGGATCAAGGCAGGCACCGTGTCCTCGCTTGCCTCGAGCCCGCTGCACATCCAGGGCGGCACGGCCTACATGATCGCAACCAAGGTCGCGTGATGAACAAGATCATCGATATCGACGAGCCCCTCAAGACCGGATACTGCATCCCCGAGTGGCTGCGCGACGAGCAGATCAAGCTCGCGGTCGAGCGCAAGCTCAAAAGCGTCGAGCCGATGGCGGACACTGACGAGCCGGTGGCCGTGGTGTGCTTCGGCCCGAGTCTCAAGGATACCTGGGAGGAAATACGCGCGTTCAGGAAGATCATCACCTGCTCCGGCGCGCACAAGTTCCTGCTCGAGCGCGGCATCGTGCCCACATGGCACCTGGAGGTTGACCCGCGCCAGCACAAGATCGAGCTGCTCGGAGACCCGCACCCCGGGGTGACATACCTGCCATCATCGACGTGCCACCCGAAGTATTTCGATCACCTGCTGCAGCACGTTTCGCCAGCGAACGTGAGGATCTGGCACATCTACGAGAACGACTACGAGACCGCGATGAAAATGCCGCGCGGCGAGATGGTCATTACGGGCGGCATCGACGCCGGCAAGCGTTGCATGACGATGGCAAGGTTCTTCGGGCACTGGAACCAGCACATTTTCGGCATGGACGGCTCTTCCTGCGAATGCACCGCCGACGACGTGCCGATAGTCGGCGAGGGCAAGACCAAGCACGCGGCCCCGCATCCGGTGCAGGACAAGACCAAATACAACCTGGTGGAGTATCCGAAGGGCTCCGGGCGCTGGTGGCGCACCACGCCGGCGCTGCTGCAGGCGGCCAAGAACACCTGGCACGAACTCGACATGATGCCGACGTTGCAGGCTAGCTTCTACGGTCATGGCCTGGTGCAGGAGATGGCGAAGCACTACGTCCGCAAGCATCCGCGGCCCAGCGCGATCGCCGCCTTCATGCCGAAACTGATCTCCGATGAGTATCGAGAGCTCAACGCCCGGATGCACCGGGAGAACCTGGCATTCGGCGTGGGCGGCGGCAAGCACGCCGAGACGGTGACGCGGCTCAAGATCAAGACCGGGGCGGCATCGGTGCTGGACTACGGGGCCGGAAAAGGCTATTTGGCAAAGGCGCTCAAGTTCCCGATCTGGGAATACGACCCCGCGATCCCTGGCAAGGATCACGCGCCTCGGCCGGCCGAGCTGGTCGTGTGCACCGACGTGCTGGAGCACGTCGAGCCGGATAAGCTGCAAGCCGTGCTGGACGACCTGCGCCGCGTCACCATCAGGATCGGGTTCTTCGTGATCCACACCGGGCCGAGCTCCAAGAACCTGCCCGACGGGCGCAACGCGCACCTGATCCAGCAGCCCGAGCCGTGGTGGCGCGAGCAGCTTGGGAGGTTTTTCCAGATCGGCGCAATCAATCAGGCTGGGCCGCTTCTTTACTGCGTCGTGTCGCCGATGATAGCCGCGCAGCGCAAGGTTGCGTAAATGTTCAGTTGCTCTTTCAGCAACCAGTTCTCGAACGACTGCTGCGAGCAGTGGAGCTTCAGCAGGTTCTCCTTCAGCGGCGCCCTTGGGGGCTTTCACGTCGATTGCGGCCCTGGCGTGGCGCAGGCCGACGAGTGGATCATCCGCTGGCGCCGCAGAAGGCACATCACATGAGGCGGCGTTCTGCCAGGGTTAACGGAGGGCATCGGTGAGCATCAGGACGACGATGGGCGAGATGGCCGCTGACGCAGACGCCGGGCCTTCGCTCGAGGACGAGGCCGCCGAGCAAGAGCGCGAGCAGGCGCTCGCGCTGCGCCGGCAGAAACTCGAGGCGCTCGCGCTGTCGCTCGCCAAATCGCGCAGCGACGCCATTGCGGCGCGCCTGTCCTCGGGCATCGAAACGGAATGGATGCAGGACGAGGAGTATTACGAAGGCATCGACGACGCCAACCGCGGCGACATGGCCGCATGGCGCTCCAAGCCCCCAGGCCAGACCACGGAGAGCGCCGAGCAGCGGGCGCAGGCAGCGAGCGTGTTCATCAACATCACGCGCCCCTACGTTGACGCGGCGGCATCCAGGGTGGGCGACATGCTGCTGCCAACGGACGATCGCGCCTGGGAGATCAAGCCCACGCCCATTCCAGAGCTCGAAGGCATGGCAAAGGGCAACTTCCCGCCGCAGGTGCTGCGCCAGGCGCTCGCCGCGAACAACGGCAACGCCGATTTGGCGAAGGCCCAACTGCACAAGGCCGTGGATCAGGCCGTGGCATCGATGACAGAGGCCAGGAAAAGGGCCGCGTCAGCGCAGTCGCAGATAGAGGACTGGCATGTCGAGTGCCAGTTCCACAACCACGCGCGGCGCGTGATCGACGACGCCGCAAAGGTCGGAAGCGGCGTGCTCAAGGGGCCGTTCCCGACCAGGAACCGCGGGCTCGCGTTCATGGATGGCGCGCTGGTGCTCAAGGACGAGATCCAGCCAGCGAGCATCCGGGTAGATTACTGGAATTTCTATCCAGACCCGGCCTGCGGCGAGAACATCCACAACGGGTCGCACTGCTGGGAGCGCGACGACATAAGCAAGAAATCCCTCATGGATCTCATCGATCATCCAGGCTACATGGCCGAGGAAATCATGGCCTGCCTGGAAGAGGGGCCGATGCGAGCCTCGTCGCAGGCGCCGGAGCGCCAGACGCCGAGCGGCCACAAGCCCGACACCAAGTCGATGTTCGAGATCTGGTATTTCCACGGATTGCTCGAGCGCGAAGACCTGGACGCGATCGGATGCGAGTGTGAGCCCGGCGAGCATCCGATCGTGGCGGCCGAAGTCACGATGGTGAACAACCGCATCATCAAGGCCATTCCTTGCACCATTCCCAACGGCGGGCTGCCCTATGACGTAATGGTCTGGCAGCGCCGCGCCGGGAGCTGGGCTGGCATCGGGGTTGCGCGCCAGATCAGGACGCCGCAGGAGATCGTGGTCGGCGCCGGGCGCAACCTGCTGGACAACGCAGGCCGCGCCGGCGGCCCGCAGCTCGTCATCCAGCAGGGCATCGTGGTGCCGCACGACGGCATCTACGAAGTCACGCCCTGGAAAATCTGGCTCGCTGGCACCGACGCCGACCTCGAGCACATCGACAAGGCGTTCCGGTTCGTCACGATCCCGGCGCTGCAGCAGGAGTTGATGGCGATCATCCAGTTGGGGTTGAAGCTCGCCGAGGATGTCACCGGCCTGCCGCTGCTCCTGCAAGGACAGAAAGGCTCGTCGCCCGAGACGCTGGGCGGCCAGCAGATGGCGATGAACAACGCGAGCTCCGTGCTGCGCCGCGAGGCGAAGTTGTTCGACGACCTCATCACCGAGCCGCACATCCGCCGCTACTACGCATTCCTCATGCTCTACGGAGAGGACGAGCACAAGGGCGACTTCCAGATCGACGCGCGCGGGTCTTCCGCGCTGGTGCAGCGCGACATCGAGAACCAGGCGATCGCCGAGATGGCGAAGGTGGTGGTGAACCCGATCTTCGGTATCGACCCCAAGAAGTGGGCCGAGGAGTGGCTGAAGTCCAAGCACCTGGACGCGAAGCGGTTCCAGTTCGACGACGAGAAGTGGCAGCAGGTCGTCTCCAACATGGCGAAGGGCGGAGACCCGCGCCTGGCGGTGGCGCAGTTGCAGGCCGAATTGAAGGTCAAGATCACGCAGATGGAGCAGGCGTTCGAGGCCGATCAGAATAACCGCGACCGCGAGCTCAAGATGATGGTCGCGCAGATCGACGCGCAGCTCGCGCAGGCGGGCCTCACCAGCGACCAGCAAAAGGTGCTCGCCGAGATCAAGGGCAGGCTCTCCGACACCGTGCTGCGGCTGCGTGCCCAGCGCGAGATGCAGATCGCCGACCAGCAACAGGAGCG